GTTTATCCAACTCGACCTGATGCAGAGGAGTAGGAAATGGCAGGCTTACAAACTACAGTAGAACCAACGATTGAGCCAATAACTGCGGCACAATTGAAACAACATCTAAGGCTAGATCCAGATTCCGATGATTCGGAAATGGATTCTTATATTAAGGTAAGCAGAGAGTTTGTTGAGAATTATACAAATCGCAGTTTAATTAATCGCACTCTTAAGATTTCAATAGATGGTGTAACAGATGTTGATGTACCACTATGGGAAGGTATGAGAGTTGGACCTGATATTAGTTTGAGAAAAAGATCTATAGCGTTACCACGCCCCCCTGTAGTTTCAGTTACAAGTATAACTACGTTTGATGATGATGATAACTCAGCAGTAATGAACGCATCTAAATATTATGTAGATATCGCTAGAGAACCTGCACAAGTAATTTTGCGTAATGGCGAAACATGGCCTTCTGCTCTACGAGTTGGAAATGCAATAGAGATTATTTACGTTGCAGGATATGGCACAACTGCTACGAGCGTACCAGAGAGTTTGCGTTTAGCAATAAAACAATATGCAACATTTTTATATGAAGCAAGAGGAGAGTTTGAGGGCGCTCCTCAACAGCCGCCACAAACTGTAAGAATGTTGTTGCAACCTTATGTGGTTAAGTCATTCTCTACAGATCCATTTAATAATGGTTATGTTTATTATGGGGCGTAAATGAAACTAGGAAGAATGCGTGATCTCGTATCAATACAAAGGCAGGAGCGCACAGTTACAACTGATGGGGGTGCAAGCCTTGATTGGGTAGAGTTGGGCAAGGCATACGCTTATATCAAGCCTAGGAGTGGTTTAGAAAACTTTGTAGGAATGCAGATACAAGATAAGATTACGCACGATATAAGAATGAGGTATAGGGCAGATCTTGTACCCAACAATAGATTAGTTTTAGAGGAAGGGGAAACGACTAGGAGATTCCAGATAAGAGCAGTAATTAATGAGGAAGAAAGAGATCGGTTTGTAAGGATCTTTGCAGAGGAAGGAGTGGCGTTATGAGGGTTTCTGTTATTCTTAAAAATACTGTGCCTGAGGGAATGGAAAAAGTGCAGAAAAGTATTAATGAAAAAACAAAACAAATCGTAAACAGAGCAACTTTCAGCATTCGCAATAAGGCAGTTGATTCTATTATGAGAGAATCAAAAACTGGTAAAACATACACTAGAGGATCTATAACTCATCAAGCATCAGCAGAAGGAGAAGCGCCTGCAAGTAATACTGGGTTTTTAGTAAATAACATATATCAAAAAATAGATGATAATGGTTTAACTGGAGTTGTAGAGAGCAGAGCAGGTTATTCAGCGTTTTTAGAGTATGGCACTCAAAAGATGGGCGCACGACCATATATGTTTCCTGCTTTAGAATTTACAAGAGTAAAATTTTTAAAAGATTTTAAAGGTATTGTGTAATGAGTATTCATTCATTTGAGTTAGGATCTACTATATATTCAACTCTTACTGGTAACACCAGTTTAATGAATGATATTACTGGTGTATTTGATGATGTGCCAGAGAATACAGAATACCCATATATAGTAATCGGAGAGGAAACAAGTATAGATAACGCCACTAAAGATACAGATGGTAGAGAATATACAATTGTTATCCATATCTGGAGCAGGTTTAGAGGACTAAAGGAAACTAAGCAAATAATGGCAAAAGTTTATGATTTATTGCATAATGTAAACTTGTCGGTAACAGGCGCAAGCCTTGTTAATATTAGAGAGGAATTTACATCCACATTGATGGATAGTGATGGCATAACACGACATGGAATCATGCGATTTCGGGTTGTGATTTTTGATAACTAGGGGGTAACATGGCGGCACAAAAAGGTAAAGACCTGTTAATCAAAATTGATATAAGTGGCAGTTACACTACCATCGCAGGATTGCGTAGTAGTTCCATATCAATGAATGATGAGCAAGTTGATATAACAAACAAGGATTCAGCAGGAGAAAGAGTTATGCTTGCACAAGCAGGAGTTAGATCTGTTTCTGTCTCTGGATCAGGTGTATTTTTAGATAGCGCATCAGAGACAAGTTTAAAAGCATCTTTTGGTAAGGCTACATTTGATAATTATCAAATACTTGTTCCTGATTTTGGTACATTCACAGGCGCTTTTCAATTAGCATCACTTGAATATGCAGGAGAGTATAACGGAGAAGCAACATATTCAATTACTCTCGAAAGCGCAGGAGCAATTACATTTGCTACAGTATAAGGAGTAAGTTATGGCTTGGGAACAAGTTAAATTAAATGTAAATGGAAAAGATGTATCAGGAATGAACAAGGGAAATAAGGTATCTGTTAACGCAGATATCTCTCCTAAAGTTGGACAAAAGTTCACTATGAATGGCAAGTCTTTTATTGTTGAGTCAGTAGAAGATTATGCCAATCGTGGAGAGGAATATATCATCACTTTAAAGGGGCAGGAAAATGGAAGATCAACCGATAAATCCGAGCAGGGGCGAACTAAAGATCAAGTTGGGTAGTTCTGAGTTTAAAGGCAGAGTTACACTTGATATAGTACGCAGGATGGAAACCAAGTTTGGTTGTGGCATTGTTAAGATTGCAACAAGATTAGCCAATGGAGAGTTAAGGATTGGAGAGTGTGCAAGTATAATAACGCCAGTTATCAATGCAGGACAAGAGGAAAAAGTTACATCCGAGAAAGTAGAGAAGTTAATTTTTGAAAATGGGTTTACAGAGGGTATAAGAGTTAGCGGAGAGATAATCACAGAGATCTTACAAACAGGAGAAGATTCGGGAAACGAGTAGATGGGCTTGTCGATGTTCCAGAGTTAGATTGGAAATTACTAATGCAAATGGGATTAGGAACATTACAGATAAGTCCAAAAGAATTTTGGGATATGTCATTTACAGAGTTTTACTCTGCAATACAAGGTTTCAAAAGTTTCCATGCTGTAGAATCTCAAGAACCGATGACTAGATCCGATCTGCATAACCTTATGGATATGTACCCAGATTGATAAGGCAAATTAATGGCAACAGAGGTCGGCAAATTATTAGTCAAAATTGAAGCAGATTTAAACAGCCTTAAACAAGGTTTGAATGATGCTACAAAAGCCACAAGAGATGCAGGCGGTGCAATGCAGAAAAGTGGCGGCAGAATGCAAAAAGCATTGCAAGGCGTACAAAAAGCGGCTTCAAAAACAGCAGGCAGTATCTTCTCTGTTAAAGGTGCTATTGCAGGAATCATTACAGGTGTAACTGTAAAGGGGATCTTTGATGTAAATGCAAAGTTTCAAGATCTAGAAACTTCTTTAAGATCTGTTTTAGGTGGAGCAGAGGAAGCCAAAGCAGGAATGGATTTTATAAGGGAGTTTGCATTAGAGACACCTCACGAAGTTGAAACTCTCACAAAAGGTTTCACAGCACTTGCTAATGCAGGAATTGCGCCAACAACAAAACTAATGAAAACCTTTAGTGATGCTTCTGCTGTTACAACAGATAAAGTAAGAGCATTCGATGCAATGGTTCGTATTACAACTCGATCTACTCAAGGTGGTTTAGGTTTAGAGGAATTAGAGCAGATTGCAGATTCAGGCATACCAGTTTACGAAATCCTATCAGAGAAGTTAGGAATAATTCGGAGCGACATTTCAGAGATGGGACAATCTGCGGAAGGCGCTAAAAAGATTATGAATGCCTTAACCGAAGGATTAGAAGAGAGGTACGAGGGAGCAGGTAAAGCAGTATCAGAAAACTTAGGAACAGCGTTTGGTAATATGGTAGAGCAGTTTCAGTTCTTTGCCTTGAAAGTTGGAGATGCAGGATTGAATGAAGCGTTGCTAAGATTGTTTTCTGTATTAGAAAATGTTGCTGTTGCAGGTGGTAATGTAGCAGGGATGATAGGGCGTTTAGCAGGTGGAATAGTTAATACTTTTGCAAATGCTTTGGAGATTGCAATAAAACAACTAGGTTTTTTAGCAAGGAAGTTTGTAGAATTTTTGGCATTCATTGGAGAAGCTACAGGTATTGATTCTCTTAAAAGGTTCGCAGGAGAGATTGCAGATACAAATAGAATTACAAAAAGGATAATTAGAAATCAAGATGATCTAGTTAAAGCCGCAACAAAAAATATTAAACAACAAAAAATTCAAAAAAGAGAAACAGATGATCTTAAAGATACATTATCTGATTTGAATGAAGAATACAAAAAACTACAACTTACGCAGGCAGGATTTTCTGATTCTTTAATAGAAGCTTTATCTGGAGCAGGAATTTTAGCAGAAAAATCTGTATCAGAAATATTGATGGGCGGCAAAGCTATAGAAAGATTTGCAGAGTTAACAGCTAAAATTGATGCTACAAAAGAAAATATGGAAGCAGAGTTAACGGCTCAAAAAGAATTAGATGATAGTTTAAAAGATTTAATTGATTCTGGTGTTAGTTATGCAGAAGGATTGGACAATACAGAAAACAAATTAACTAAATTATTGGCACAACAAAAAGCTGTAAATTTTGCATTCGGTCAAGGAAAAATATCTGCTAGTAATTATGAGCAAGCAATTCAGGAGATTAACGATCAAATACTGCAATTAGATCCTATTCAAAAAGCGTTAACAGAAACAATTGATAGCGCAGTACAATCTGCATCAGATAATTTTAGCGATATGTTATCTGGAATGAAAAGTTTTAGTGAAGGGTTTAAAGATATATTCCAAGAAATTGTAAAAACAATCATAGATCAAATAATGAAGTTGTATGTTATATCCCCAATAATAAACGCAATAATGGGGTTTATAGGCGGTAGAGTTGGGGGATTCACAGATATGTTACCTGCGCCCCCTCCCCCTCGTGCAAGCGGTGGAACTGTGCAGGCTAGAAGACCAATAATGGTTGGAGAACGTGGAGCAGAAATATTTGTACCAAATACAGGTGGTAGGATTATGAATAACCATCAAACAAATTCTGCTATGAGGGGTGGAGAAATAACAGTTAATCAAAATTTGAATTTCACAACAGGAATACAAAATACAGTTAGAGCAGAGGTATTAAATATGTTGCCAGATATAGTAGAAGCATCTAAATCAGGGGTACTTGATGCTGTACAAAGGGGCGGTGCTTTTAAGAGAGCATTTGCATAATGAGTGCGCCTACCTATCCTTTAACAATGCCAACAAGTCCTGCGTTTACGGATACTAAGTTTTCTTTACAAAGGCAGGTTGGAATTAATTCAAGTCCATTTACAGGCAACCAACAAGTTTATGAGCATAGCATGGCTTTATGGAAAGCTGTTGTTACTTTGCCGCCAATGAAAAGAGATCAGGCAGGGCAATGGCATAGTTTCTTTATGAAGTTGCACGGAATCAGAGGAACATTTCTGTTAGGTGATCAGGATGGTAAAAACCCATTAGGCGCTATATCTACAAGTGCAACAGTTACAATTGCTTCAAATGAATCAATAGGAGATTATCAAGTAGCATTAACAGGAGTAGGAGCATCAGTAACAAATGTATTTAAAGAAGGAGATTATATACAAATAGGTACTGGAGCAAACGCAAAGTTACACATGATTGTTGCAGATGCTAATAGTGATGGATCTGGAAATGTTACTGTAAACATAGAGCCAAGTTTAAAAGTTGCTCATACAAGTGGTACAAGTGTTGTTATAACAAATACCAAAGGTTTGTTTAGAATGGATACCAATGAATTAGGTTGGTCAGCCAACAGAGTTAGTGTTTACGGATTATCGTTTAGTTGTACGGAGGTATTTTAAATGAGCAGAGGTATAGCAACAGCAAATGAAACTGCTGTAATATCTGATGCGTTGTCTCCTGTATTTTTTTATCACGCATCATTTGATACTGGAGATATTTATTACAATACATCCGATCAAGATATTGTTTTCAATTCTGATACTTATTTAAAAGGCGGTTCTGTTATAAACATATCTCCTATAGCAGAGGATTCAGATACAAACGCAAAAGGAATTGTTGTCAGCTTAAATGGCATTCCATCTAATTTACTTTCATTAGTTTTATCAAGTGTTTCTCAAGGCAGGATAGGAGAAGTATTTCTAGGTTTTTTAAATTCATCTGGAGCATTACACGCAGATCCAGAATTATTATTTCAAGGCTATGCAGATGTACCAAGTATCCAAGAGCAAGGGGAAACATCTCAAATTCAAATTACTTACGAAAATAAACTAATTGATTTAGAGCGCCCAAGATCAACTCGATACACTCATCAGGAACAAATTACAAAACACTCAGGCGATTTAGGTTTGCAATATGTACCTGCTATACAAGATATTGTAGTTGCATGGGGGAGAAAAGGAGATAACCTTAGTAAAGCATTAGAGAATATTTCAGGCAATGAAACAGCATAAGATAACAGCACAAGATTTAGATCCTCAACGTACTCTAGCAGATTACATTGAAGAAAAAAGAAATGAACAATTTGTTTATGGATTAAACGATTGTTGCCAGTTTGTTAAAGAGGGCGTAGAGAGAATCACAGGAAAGCCAATTGATATATCTGATGTTGGTAAATACTCTACTGTAAAAGAAGCATTAAAGGTTTTAAAAAAACAAGGCGGTTTTGAATCTTTAGGCAAAAAGTATTTTGGAGATCCTATAGAACCAACATTTGCTCAGAGGGGAGATATAGTTTTATTTAACTATAAAGATGTTGAAGCAGTTGGTTTATGCGTTGGAGATAAGATTGCTTGTTTAGATAAAGATGGTGTTGTGTTTATTGATTTATTAGAGAACGCAAAGTTAGCGTGGAGAATTAAGTAATGGGTGACGTTCTAATTCAAGCCGCAATTATGACAGCAGGGTTTTACTTTGCTCCTGGGTCGACCTTAACAAACCTAAAATCAACACTAAAGTTTTTTGCAGTTGCAGTTGCAGTAAGTGGCGCACAGTATTATATGCAACAACAAGCAATGAGAAATAATTTTGCCAATAAAGCAAGTGGCAGGATGATTACCCAACGTAATCCAATTGGATTAAG